AACTTTTACTTAAAAATGGAGCTAATGTTCATGCTAGTGACGATTATGCTTTACGATGGGCTTCAAGGGGTAACCACCTATCTGCTGTCGATCTTTTACTTAAGAATGGAGCTGATGTTCATGCTCAAGATGATTTGGCTTTACGATGGGCTTCACATGAAGGTGATAAAAAAACTATAAACTTATTAAAAAAATGGATGTAATTTAGTTATCATTTAAAATTTCTAAAGTAAGATCACTAAATCCATCCTTTTTACTTATATCAATTTTAAAATCAAAATACTCAATTGGAAGAGGGGTATGATTTATTATGAAAATGTTCATAGATAATTCTTTTGCGGTTTTTTGAAGAAGTCCTATAATATCATAAATTCCATCCCCATCAATAGAAGATAAAACTTCATCAAGCATAAAAATATTTAATGAAGGATATTTTCTTTTAAGCATTCTTATTACTGATATAAGAACTGCTAAGTCAACTCGTTTTTTCTCTCCTGTTGAAAGAGTTTCTACATTTATTTCAATTCCTAAATGTTCAAGATTAGGTTCAAATTCATTGTTAAATCTTAATCTATATGGAAAATGTAACTCATGAAGAGTAAATTCAATTTCTTTATTAAGGGTAGGTAAATAACTTTCAAGAACTTTTCTTTTTACTCCATCATCAGAATATAATTGTTCAAGAATTGACCTATATTTAAAATCTTCATCAAGATTTACTTTTTCGTTTTCTCGTTCCTGAATATCAATAGTATTTCTTGATATAATATTTTTAATAGAAGAAAATTCTTTTGGTTTATCTAATTTTAAACGGTTTAATTCATTTTCTAATGATGTATAAATAGTTTTAATTTGAATAATAAAGTCATTTATTTTTTTTATTCCATTTTGAATTTTTTTAATAGCAACTTGATATTTAGATTCTTGAAATAATAAAGTATCTAAATCAGTTCTTTTTCTTTTAAATTCTTCCGTTAGTTTTTCTTGTATAAGTTCAAATCTTTTTTCAGTAAAAGGAGTTTCACAAGTCGGACATTTATCTTGATTATAAAGATTTATTTGTTTTTTTAGATTTTTTAGATCATTATTTAATGTTGTTTTTTGGCTAGTGAAAATATCATAAGATTTCTTTATATCAGTCTCTTTCCCAGTATATTCTCGAAGTTTTTTATAAGCTTCTTCTAATTTTGGTTTAAAGGTTATTAACTTTTTAGTAACTTTATTTATTTGATAGGTATTATCCTCATTAACACGCTTTTTTAATTTCTCTAATTCTTTTGAAGCTGATTTAATAGTTTTATTAAGAGATGATATTTCTCTGTCAGATAATGATATATCAGTTTTTAATTTCCTGAGATCTTCTTTAATAAATTTATTCATCTCATTAATAATCTCCATCGCAAATAATTTATCAATAATTATTCTTTTATCCCCTGGAGTCATAGATACAAAAGATTTAAAATCATTCACAGACAAAGAAATAATGTTAGAAAAGATATGATAAGGCAATCCTACAACTTCTAAATCTATATAATCTTGATAGTTTTTTATTCCAGATTTTCCAATATCCTCGCCATCCTTTTCAACTATTAAATCTTGTGGTGAAAATCTTCTATCAATTTCAACTGTTGTTGTTGGATTCACTTGAACTTCACCTCGAATTTGTCCATGTTGATTTAACCTATTTGCAATATCATTCTTTTTAAATTTATCAAGTCTTCCATAATAAAGAATTTTAGGGAGATTTATGAAAAATGATTTTCCTGCACCATTAGCTCCTAACACCATCCACAAACCACCCTTTTCTGAAAATGTTATTTTTTGAAGTTTGTTACCATAGGGACCGATATTTCTCCAAAAAATTGATTTTATTTGCATAAATACTTTTTATCTTTTATGATAAAATACTATTAAAGTTTTTAATGAATATATAAATAAAGCAGTAATCTTTATCTGTAAATAAAGAAACCGAAGAGGGATCAACGGCTGTCCTGCTTTTATATTTATTCTTTCAAAATAATAGAGGGTAATCATGGAAAAACAATTTAATTTTGTATATGTTACAACTAATATTGTAAATGGAAAACAATATGTAGGTGATCATTCAACAAACGATCTAAATGATGAATATTTAGGAAGTGGTAATTTAATTAGACATGCTATTAAAAAATATAAAAGAGAAAATTTTAAAAGGAAAATTTTAAAACTATTTGAAACAAAACAAGAAGCTTTTAATGATCAAGAACTATATATTAAGAAATTTAAAACTCTAGTTCCAAATGGATACAACTTAAGTCCTTCAGGTGGTCACGGTACTAATGGGGGATATTTATCAGAAGAAACAAAAAGAAAAATAGGTGTTTCTTTAAGTAAAAGTATAAAGGGTAGAAAACTAAGTGAAATTCATAAACAAAGACTAAGTGAAGCTCATAAGGGTATAAAACATACCGAAGAAACAAAGAAAAAATTAAGCGAGTTGAAAAAAGGACAAATTCCATGGATAAAAGGAAGACATCATACCAAGGAGACAAAAAGAAAAATAAGTGAATCTGGAAAGGGTAGAAAACATTCTGAAGAAACAAAATTAAAATTTAAAAACAGAATTCCTTGGAATAAAGGATTAAAAAATCCATTCTGAAATTTTCTTAATAATTTTTATAACAAATTCTAAATTAACTATAATAATTATTATTGCAGGAGCTGTAATTATAATTTTTTTCCAAAATTTCTTCCAAAAATTCTTTAATTTTTCCCAAATAATATTTTTATTATCTTTTTTTTCTAAATATTTTTTATATTTTTTATATCCTCTTTTTTGATAATAATATCCTAATTTTGTAGGAGTAACATTAATTTTATCTTTACCCGGTGAAAATGTTTCCTCATGATCTTTCTTCATTCATTTTCTTGCTTAGCGGCCTTTTCATAATATTGTTTATTTAATAATTTTAATTTTATTAATGTTTCTGATGTATAACTAAGATCATTTATACTCATTTCAAGCAGAGTAATAATATCTTTTATATTTTCTCCATCTACAATTCCTGCAAAATCATCATCAATGCTAACCTTTTCTCCAACTGTTTCTACCTTTTTATATGGACAATCTTTAAAAAGTTCTATAAATTTTGTTAAATTAAATAAATGGACATATTTATCTGGAACTATAATGTCTGTATAGTTATTTGCTAATACCTTAAATGTATATTCTAATGTCCATTCCATTAAATCTTCTAAACGAATTCTTTGAAATACTGATGACAAATTATTTTCAGTAACTTCAAATTGATTATTGTCCGGATCAAAAATATAAACACCCTTTTTATTTCCTATATCGCCACGTTTAGTATGATATGGAGAACCTATATAATATAAATGATCTATTTGTTGTCGCTTATGTATATGACCTGAAAATATAGCTTTATATCCTTTTATATCTCTTAAATTAGCTCCTTTTACAATGTGTTTTCCGTTATCATATTTAAATCCTGCCATATCTGTATGTGCAAATATAAAATCTGCGTATTGCATATTTGCTTTTGCATACATTTCCTCCTCTTCATTTGTTTTAATCCAGGGAAGAACAAGAATTCTAGATTTTCCATTCGTTACAATACATGGTTTTTCAAAAATTGTAACATTTGGAATATATCGAAACGCCGCTAAAGAATTAATATCAGTATCAAACTTTTTATAGATATCATGATTTCCTGTCATTAAATATACAGGCATAATTTCAGAAATTCTAAATATAATGTTAATGGCCTTATTCATAACATTTATATCCAATAATTGCCTATTATCATACCAATCCCCAAGCATAAAAAAAATATCTCCTTTTTTTGCTTCTTTATTAAGAAAAGGAAAATAAAATTTTTCAAAGAAAAGTAACTGATTTTGTAACCATTCTAATGAATTTGCTCTAACACCAAAATGCAAATCAGAAAGTAAAAAAATCTTTTTATATTTAATATTCCTGATTGGAACCTTATATTCCATTAAAATAATTTTTTTGTTTTTATTTTTTTGTTCAAACTAAATTTGTCATTTAATTCTTTTAATAAACTCTCTTTATCTAATACACCAATTTCAGTGTAAAGTTGATCATAGTTTATTTGAAAAAACTCTGCAAATCCCATAAATATTTGAACTATCGAAAAAGATTTTTCAGCAATAAGAAGATCTTTAAAATAATAATACATTTTTATTAAATCAATCTTATCTACTCTCTTTGGATTTTTATATTTTTCATAAAAAGGGGAATCTACAAAATATTCATAAATTCTTTCATCCAAAAGTTTTAGAGTTCTTTCTTCGATAATGTTTTCAGATAATTGATCCTTATATAAATGTGAAACTCTCGCATCAACCTTCATAGGTTGTGAAAAATTTTCATAATTAATATCTCCTGTGTTAAAAGAATTATTTAAAATTTTATCTTCTCTTGCCATATCATTTTCTTCAAAATCTTTAAAATTCATTCTACTTTTAAGGTATTTATCTTTTTAAAAAAATTAAAAAAGATTTTTCCCTGTTATATCATCTTTCGCATTATTAGCAATAGTTGAACTTATTTTAGCAGCAATATTTCCTTGAGCTCCTTTTTTTCTAAATCCGCCAATACTATTAGCTATAAATTCCATATCCTCAATTTGAGAATCCACATCTTCTTCTATTCGAACATATTTTCTATTAAATTTAAATTTTTTCCTTGTATTTTCCATTCCAGAAACACGATCTGCTAAATATTTTAAGTAATATTCTCCCTGTGCTTTCATTTGAGCATCAACGATAATGCCAAATAATCCATCAACAGTATGTAAAAGAGCTGCTGATTCTGAAACATTTGAAATAACTAAATCATTGGTGTCCCAACCAGATCGATTTGTTTGGGTGGGAGTAATAATGGCCCATTGTTCTTCTTGTGCAATGGCTCTTAAATCTTCACTTATTTGTTTAATTTTCATGTAAAGATTTTCTGTATTTGGATTTCTCCAATTTTTCATGATGTTAATGTAATCAACAAAAACATTTTCAAATTTAAAACCCAACATTTCTTGAGCTTTTACAAGATAAGTCCGGAGATCATTTGTAGACATTGTAGATGATGGAAATTCTTTTACATGTAATTGTCCAAGTTTACCAAATGAATCTTTCTTAAGTTTACTTAATTTCTTTTTAAGTAAATCTTGATCCTTTGTTAGTTTTTCATATTCATCTATTGGAACATTTAACATATTTGCTCCAATTCTCATATTTACAATTTCACGTTGAAGTTCAAGAGTAATAAAAGCTGTATTAAATCCATTATAAACTGAATGAGCAGCAAGATTACACATCCACATTGATTTTCCAGTTTTTGGACCACTTAAAAATACAATTAATGATCCTTTCCACCATCCACCATTAAGACACAAATCTATAAATGAATATCCGGTTTTTGTTCTTGCTAATCGTTCTTGTTTATGAGTAGCTGCATCAAAAAAATCTGATCCTAAATCAAATGAAAAATCAATTGCAGTTTCAGTAGACATCATATGTCTAACTTTTTCTACGATTCCTGAAGCATTTTCCGCAGTAACTTTATTAGTCTTCATAAATGCGATAGATTTTCTCATCACATTATCAAGATTTCTAACACGTATCCATGGACCTACATTTTTTTCTAACCAATCAGGGTCATACTCTTTTAGTTGTTCTTTTGTATTATAGAGTGCTGTTGTAATATCTTCATTATATTTTTCTCCTAATCCCTTAATTCTTATTAGTTCCTCCATTTGTTCCTTTGATGGAGGCGCTTTATAATTAATAGTGTGATCTTTTGCAATATCAAATAAATCTCTTAAAGTTTGATTGGAAAAAAATTCAGCTTTAGTAGTATTTAAGAATGTTTGATTTGCTAAAATATAATGAAAAAAGACGCTCTCTTGATATGTAGAAATACTCATTTATTATAATGGAGTTTTAATTATTTTTTAATTATATGTTGAAAACGAGGATAAGTTCTAATGGAAATTAATTGGATTCCCAGGGGTGTTTTAAAATTTTATATATAGTATATTTTTTATGTTCAATAAAACCCTTTTTAATAAGAACATTAAGATCTTCTTCCAAGGAGGGTCCAATTCGACAACGAGTTTTAACAACAACATCCCATTTTTTGAATTCCCCATCTAAACGATTTTCAGCTTCAAGAAATTGAACAATTTCAAAAAGAAGATCTTCATGAGTAGGATTATCAACAATGCCAATAAGATTTTTAATTTTAACTGATTTTTTGTTTATTTTCTTCATCATCTTCAATTTGTGTTGGCATTTCTATTTCATTTTGTATTTCAACAAGATCATCTAAAGATTCAATAGAAGGTAATTGAAAGGCGGGTTTTATAGAATTTTCATCAAGTTTTTTAAGTACTTCTTCTGTAAAAACTTTTTCTGTAAACAATTCATTTAAAGGAACCTCTCCTTTTATATGTTCACAAACTAAAGTTCTTGCTGTATCTTTAGGAAATGCATATAATGTTTCTTCTTCTTTTTCAAATAATCTACATTTTTTTTGTTCAATTGGAGTTAACTTATCATATTGTTTTTGCTTAAGAGCTTTTCCTCGCATAACTCCACAAGATTCCCATGATACAAACTTTTCTAATCCTACAAATGGATTAGGTTTTTTGTAAAATGGAATATGAAGTTCAACAATGATAGGTTTAGCAAATCTTTGTTTAATGGGTGTTACTTTAATTGTAACACCTACTCGTACAGCATTAATATTTTGTTTCTTAACTTTTTCTTCAGATTCTTTATCATCTAATTTCTTTTTAGTTAACATAAATAAAATTGATACATTATACCTTAATCCGCCACCACCTGCTACTTCTTTACCAGGGAAAAAAGAACCAATTCTTTCATAAACATGAGCATTTACAATAAAGGGTATACCATATTTAGCAAATTTCATTCCATTAACTCTAAAGAGTTGACGAATAGATTGCTGTTTAGTCATATCTCTTTTCTGGTTTCCTTCTACTGTATCTGTTGCTTCTTTTTTAGAAGAAAGATTTCCTAAAGAATCAAGTATTACAAAAACTTTTGGAGATTTTTTTCCCTCTTTTTCATCTGTTTCAAATTGTTTTATAATATTAGAAGCAATATAATTTACTTCTTCAATTGTATTTACAGGTTGTAAACGTACTTTAGAAGTATCAACGCCAAGACGAGCTATAAAATCTCTATCTAATGATCCTTCAGAATCCATATAAACTCCATAATATCCATGGTTGTTTATAGCATTTCTTAATATACTTAATGCAATGTAGGTCTTTGCTGTTGATTCTTCTCCTGCAAGTCCTAGCGATCTTCTATTAGGCATTCCTCTAAATATAGAACCACTAAGCGCTGCATTTAAAATATAAGAGCCAGTTGAAATCCATTCATCAATTTTTGCCATGGGATGAATGTCAATCATTTCTCCTTCAGGAGCAATTATATTAAGAAAATCATTAAGTTCTGAAAACGAAGATGTACCTTTAGGTTTTTTTTTACTCATTTATCTAATTTTATTAATTTTATGAACTTCTTCATCATAAGTTTTCATATTTCTATAAATAATTTTATGACAAATTATCATAAAAACAAAGGAAATAATTAATGGAATTATATGAATAAAAATAGATTTATCCATAGATACTTGAAATCCAATGCGAATAAAAAGTGAGGAAAGGTGATAAATAAAACCTAATAGGGCGGTGAATAAAAATATTTTAAATATATTACGAAACACATCTTTATTTATTTTTAAAAATCATTCAGAACACCTTTAAGTCTCCAATGTATTCTTCTTTCAGCATCATCCTTTGTTAAAAATCCTGCCCAGTCAACTTCAGATTTTTGGAGAATTAAATCTTTTTGTAAAATAGGATTTGAAGGAAATACAATATAATAATAAACTTTTTTATATAATGTTTCTTTATTTGATAATTTTCTTCTTATATTCACATGTGTATAATCTATAGAATAAGGACCACTGACTATATCATCAACATTAATAGATAAACCTATTTCTTCTTTTGTTTCTCTTAATGCGGTAAATAAAGCGTCCTCACCATCCTCCATTTGTCCTTTTGGAATAGAATAAGTACCATACCAGTTACTTCCGGTTGGATGTTCTAATAATATTTTGTTATCTTGAATAATAACTAATCCTGCTGAAATTTTCAATTTCTTTTGTTCTAATATGATTGATTCTTGAACTATCATACTAAAGCATCTAATTCATTTCTTAATTCAAGGAATTCATCATCAAAGTCTTTTCGCATAAATTCAGGGATATTATAATAAATTTCATCCCATCTTTGAAATCCTTGTTCTATCAAAGTTTGTCGTTCTTCATCTTCAATAGGTGGTAATTCCTTTATAAATTCTGTATAGTCTTTAGACCATTTGATAAATTCTTGTATTCTTCCTGTTATTTTGTCAATTTCAATTTTTATTTCTTCTCCACTTTTTGGTTTTAGAATATCTTTAATTGACTCATTAACAAGTTTCATTTACAAAAATTTATTTTTTAAAAGGAATTTATCCAAACATCATTATCATCTGCCCAATCATATAAAGTTCCTAGAATATTATCTATTTCATCAGGATCTGGACTTGGATCTAACATATCAAACTCAGATACAATATTCTCAAATTTTATTAATTCATCGCTCTTAGTAAGTATTCCTACATCATCAATCTTTGTTTTTAATAAATCTAAAATTTTTAAACGAAAAATTCCTGTATCTTCATCTGTATCATAGTCATTAATAATATCTTCTATATTTATAGAAAATCTCCATTTACCACCATCTTTCCTGAAACCTCTTCGTTCAAGATCTTTAATTTCTTCTTTAGATTTTGGTTTTAAAATATCTCCTATTGACATATTAATATTTTTTAATTTTATAAATAAATTCCTTGATCACTTTTTTTCTTTCTAAATTTCTTAAAGCCCATATATCTTTTTCTGCTTCTTCAATTATACGTATTTTTAATCCATCACCCATTTTTATATTCAAATCCATTAAAAAAACTCCTAAAACCTGATATCCAATAGAAATACCATCATCACGCTGCCACCAACCGCTCCAATTTTCTAATGTACCTAACATAAATTGTTCTACAGAAAGTGCGCTTATAAAATCAGGTGATTCTTCTTCAAACTCCTGCAATAAAATATCTTTAATATCCGATGGTGTATCTCCATCTAAAATACCTTTTCCCCACCAACCCTCTAATATAAACTTAGCTCGCATTTTCCTTTTATTTATTTATTCTCCTTTCCTTCCATAATTTTAACAATTTCAAAAAGATTTAAAGGTCTATGAATTCCTCCGGTTATTGTTAATAATTCAGAATTATCAATACCAACATCAAATGATAATCCATTGTTCTTAAATCTACCATGAACATGACCATATAGGTGCCAAGATCCATGAACCTTTCTATTCCATGATGCTAATGGAAAATGATCAAGAACAATGTGAATATTAATACCAAATCGTGAATATGTAAAATCTTTTCTTAAAGTTATTTGAGAAAATCTAGTGGAATTCCAAAGGTTTTTGTCATGATTTCCAACAATAAGAAATTTATTTCCATTTAATCTGTCTATGAATTTTTCTGCTTCAACTCTTTTTGCTAAGGATAAATCACCTATAAAAAATATAGTATCTTTTTTTGATATCCATTTATTAATAACTTCTTTTACAAGCCATTCATTATGTAAAGGATTTATAAGTCTTTTATATTCTTTATCATCATATACATTATATTTGGAATTATTAATATTCGTTCTCTTTAATTCATCCATTATTTTTTGATCTAAATAAATAGGACGATTACAAATATCAATAATCTTTGGATGCCCGTGATGGAGATCTGCAGTAAACCAAAATGTCTCCATATCTTTTTGGATTTCTGGAGTTATCTTTTCTAATATGTTTTTAGTTTGTGATGACATTTAATTAATTTATTTAATTTATTTTGATGTTCATTTATTTCTGTTTCTAATTTTTGAATTTTAAAACTAACTGATCGAAATTCAAAAAATCCTGTAAGAGGTTCATTTTCTAAAAGTGCTATCTCTTGTTTTTTTTGCCATATTTCTTCAAAAAGTATTATTTCTTGCTCTTGCTTTTTTTCCATTTTTACTTATACTAAAATAAACTTCTTGCATAAATTAAATTTCCTGGAACTTCATTAAATCCTAAAGGTCTTATAAAACGATTAAATGGTTCAATAATTACCTTTTCAAATTGTCTGTCATAATCTACTTGTGCAGCAAATTCATATGGATAATCTCCAGGTAAAAATCCAAATACATCATTTTGAGCTTTTGCATAATAATGTTTTATTTTGTCACCAGTTTTTATAGTATTATATTTACTTTTCCACTTTGTATTAAAGAGATTATTATTATAAACTGCCGCAGCTCTTACATTTATAGGACATTTAAGAGCTAATGTTATTTTTCTTTTATCTTCAAGAACATATTTTTCATAATCACCTATTGATACAGTTTTAGAAATATCATTAGGATCTTGAAGTATAAATTCTTTTTTATATTCTCTTAATTTCTTTACAATTTCACCATATTCAAGATTTTTTCCTTTTTGAAATAATACATTTAATAATTCTTTAAGGACTTTCCTTGCAAATTTTGGTGTAGAACCTTGAACTATTTCAACACCTGTAGGTGAAATCTTCATTTGTGGTTCATATCGAATACCTGGATCTTTCCAAGCTATATCAAGAACATACTTTTTTTTGGCTAACATTAATCCTGAATAAGAAATTTTTTCTAGTTCAAGAACTTGTAAATTTTCAGTATTTCTTTCTTTTGCATATTCTTCAAATTTCTTAGAAAGATAACTATTAAAGGATAAATCTTTAATTTTAAGGATAAAATCTATTATTTCATTTCTTTCGGTTGGTGCATCACAGGATTTTAAAAGTGGATCAAATGTGACATATGTTGAATTATGAACTAAAATATCATTTCCAATGAATGTGTGTGAATCATCATTCACTTCAATATCATACACATATTCATTATTAAAATTTCCTATTTTTTCACAAGATTCTATTTCATCAAAGTAAAATTCCATTTTCTTTTAAAAATTTATTTGGATTAAATGTTTTTTCATTAAAATTAGATTCCCATATAACTATAGTTCTTATATTATATTCATTTTCTAAAGTTTTGTATCTTAATTTATCATTATTCCATATGTCTTTAGCATTTAATTTTTTATTATATGGATTAGGATTATCATATTCATTAAAATATAATGGATTTCCATGAAATATATTACCATTAAATTCTATTGCTATTTTTAATTCTTTTATATAATAATCTATTTTTTTATATCCTATAGATGTATGTACTCCATATTCATAATTTTTTAATGCATAATAAGTTTTGTATTTTGCTCCAATAACTTCATCTATCAAATTAAATAGTTTTTGAGAAATTTTAGAAAATGGAACTTTTATTTTCTTTAAATGTTTTAAATATTTTTCCTTTCCAAGTACATCGCCAAATTTTTTTATATAATTGTTAAACGTTAAACCTTTGGATTTATTAATTTCTTTAGCCTTTTTTAAACCAAATTTTTGAACCATATATTCAAAAGATTTAGTTTCTTTTTGTCTTTTAACATATTTATCCCATTTTCTTATTCCTTCTTTATATCCATATTTTTTTATTAAGTTCTTTAATGTTACTCCTCTAGATTTATTAAATTTTTTAAATTTATCTTCGGTCCATCCATATTTATCTCTCTTATATTCAAATAAATTTGAATTTGCTTGTTTATTTCTATAAATATTCCATCTTTTAATCCCTTCTTTCTTTCCATATTTTTTCATTAAACAGTCTTTTGTTACTCCAGTTTTATATAAATATAAATCTTCATTTGGAATATTAAATGCCCACTTAGTTATCTTATTTGAAGTATTAAAAATTTTTCCTTTATTTAAATTATCCCACTCTGGAAATTTATTTTTTAAACATTTTTCGCAAATTACTAACTTATGACCATGTTTTTTTATTGTCTGAAAATTTTTGCCATAAATAGTTATTTCCCCTGATTTTTTAATCCTAAATTTAGTATCATTTTCATAATAAATATGTTTTCCACAAATTCTACAAGTTTGATAATTGTCAAATATCTTTTCTACTATTAAAGAATATAATTCATATGTTGGATTTTCTCTAAATTGTTTAATTAATTTCATTGTATCATTATATTTTATTTATATATCTATAATGATACAATTAAAAAAATCACTTAATACATAAGATTTTATCGGTTTTTTTAATTTCTTTGGGTTTGACTTCTATTTGTTTATTATTTCTAAAAACTATTAAGGAATGATCATTTGTTACAATAACTTCTTTACCAGATTTTGTTTTTAGCTTCCATTTTGACTTAGTTACTTTATGACGTATAATTCGTTTTACTTTAGTATAATAAAGCCCATTTTCTAGTGTCCAATTTAATATTTTGTCATAAGTTTTTACCGACTCATGTCCTTGTATAGTACTTCCTAATGTTCCATTTTTAATATTATCATTATAAAAACTTTCAATAGTTTTTATCCCACCTTCATGAATATTTAATAATGAATCAAATTTTATGCTATCAGTATCATTATAGACAACTACACTATTATTGATTTTATTTGCATAAGTTAAACCTAATTTTTTGTGAAGTTCTTTATCTAAATGCCATATTTCTGTAAACCACGTATCAATAACTCTATTAGCATATTTTATTAAATCTTGTCCTTGAAGAGTTACAGCTTCAGCAACATTAATATTATAACCAACAAAATATGGAGATGCACAAGCTCCATAAACAGAATTAATGAAAATTTTAATAGATTGTTCAAGATTATAATATTCTTCCTTGACATCTTTTAATCTTTTTATTTCACTCTCTAATTCTTCTATAGAACATTCATATGGGTCAATTTTAGTTAATTCAAATGACATATCGTATTTTTAGATATTTTATGTTTTTTTTTATATAAAGTTTTAACTTTCATCAGTTTCGTTATCCTTTATAGCATCATTCATAGCCTCTCTAGAGGAGAGAGTGGCGGGATGAGGAAAAGCGATCGCAGTGTCATTAAATCTCCTAGTATTATTCTCATTATTTATAGCATCATTTATAGCCTCGTTCACAGCCTCATTCATAATTCTTATTC